GGATTAATAGGCTTTATAGGTTTTTTCACGTCTTTGTTTTCTGACATAGTTATTCCTTACTTTTTGGGTTTATATATTAGTTTTGCTAAATTAAATAGAAAAATTCCTATTTTTCTTCTAATTCTATGAGATAATTTATTGTTCTTAGTATTTATGCACTCTATTAATTCTCCTATAAACATTCTTACGTCTAAAGAAGTAACATTGCTATCTATATACATAAATACATATTTACCTTTTATAATTGGTTTGTATTTAGTGCTTTTTATTCCTTTGAATATCTTAAGTAAATTATCGGGTGCATGTATTTTTAAGTGTGTCCAGCTTTCTCCTGATAACTGCTCTATTTGAAACTTACCTAATTTCTCTAAATTTCTTACTAAGTTTCTAGCAATTATTTCTCGTTCTACTTGCCCTGGAACTTCTGGGTTCCTGAATAAATATTTAGTCATCAATAACTCCCTAATCATTACTATCGTGTATATATAATTGAAGTAGCGTATAGTGTAATATTTTCATTAAGTCTTTACGGGCGTCTGCTGCAGTACCCTTCTTTCCGTATCTATTAGAGTATTTATCTATACTTCCCATGCAAAAGCCTGTTCCGTGTCCTCTATCAATAATTACTTCAGTAGATTGAAATTTATTATTAGAATAGTGTTGACCATAAGTAGAATCAATGTACTTTTTAAACTCTTTTATATATTGATCTTCATTAAATTTGTAATCTATCATATTGCTACTAAAGGCTCTCCTGCTAGCTCTTCTTCCTCTTTTATAAAATTGTAAAAACCTAATACAGCTACTTCTTTATGTTTAGCTTCTATATCAAAGTCTGCATACTGTAACATAGGTACATGATTTGCCATAAGTTCTTCGTCCCAAAATACTTCTGAGTGCGCGTTAGGTTTCATCCAATATGCAGAATTTTCTGGAGGAAAAGACTGAGATACATGAAATAAAGGCCTAACACCTTTCCAAGATATTACAGCTTCAGTAAAATACTCGTGCGTATAAGTAATATGTTCTACATCTCTAATTTTCCTATTAACAGTTTTACCTTCTAGTAAAACTTTTTCTGACTCTCTCATTCTATGGCACGCATAGTGGTGAGTGTCTAAACAACAACGAATAGGTATACGCTTAGACAATTCTATGGTGTGTCTTATATCATATCCATTAGGTTTATCTTCATTTTCTACGGTGAGACATTGTTGAGCATAGTCAGATAAGTAAGGAAAATTTATAGCAAAACGCTTTATACCGTCTTCATGCTTTCCTCCATAAAGACCTTGGAGATGAATGTTCATAACAAAGTCTTTAGCCGGTAGCCCCATCAAACTTCCATATAGAGCATGATATTCTAAATCTTTAATAGAATTTTCTACTACTTCAGTTTTATTAGATGCTAGAACAGTATATTGACCAGGGTGTACACTCAGTCTTACTTCATGTTTTTTTGCTAGCCTACCGCACTCTTCTAATATAGCACAAATATCGTCCCAAATTTCTTCATACCAAGGCTTAGTAAAATCTAGAGTATAACACGGAAAAAGCTCTGAAGATATTCTCCAAGCTCTTAGATTTTTAGGTTGTGTAGGAAAATGATTTTTTAACACAGATAAAAGCTGATTACAGTTATGCAAAGCTTTTTGTTGTACTCTTTCTTTTCCGCCTTCTTTTAGCGCATAAGTTTTAGTAGTAGTTCCAAAATTGTAAGCTTTAGCTTTTGCTTTATCATGAAACTGACAGCATTGAGAGATTCTCCAGTCTTCACTAGTTTTATTGAAATATTCCATTGTGTATCCTATATGGTTATACTATATAATACTTAATAAAAAAGTAAGTGTCAAATTAATTGTATCATTGAGAATCTCCAGGAGACACTCTATAATTGTCTTCTACGCTGTCTGGAGTACTAACTTCTAATATAGTCCCCTCTTTTAAACACTCTAATTGATGAGGGCTGCAAGGCTCATTATGCCAAGTGTCCCCCTCTTTAATTTTTGTACTTATCTTAGAAGCGTCAAAAGTATTAATCCAATGAACTATGAACTCACCCTCTAATACGTACCAAGTCTCTTCTTTATCTTTATGAAAATGCATAGAAAACTTAGCACCCTCATTAAACTTCATCAGCTTGCCACAATATTTATCATTTGTAGCCCAAATAAGTTCGTGACCCCATCCTTTTTTTACAAAACCTTCAAGTCTCATTAAAAGCCCTTTCTATATCTAATTGATTTATAACATACGTTCCAAAATGTTCTACTGAGTAAGATGCAAGTTTATTTGCTAAGTCTATAGAATCATGAATAGACTTAAAACTATTTAATACTGCAAGAGAGGCTAAAAATACATCTCCTGCTCCCGTAACATCATGAACTTTTACAGGAGAAGGTCTAGAAAATACCCCCTCACATACTGAACCTTTAGATCCTAAAGTTACTATTTTAGTAGAAGATATTGGTAGATTATAACTGCTAGTGTCTTCATACTCATTTATTTTTATAATAGAGTTTGGAAAACAACTTAAGTCTTCTTTTTTAGTGTCTACATACACTTTATGTTTGAATTTCTCACATACTAGTTTGGCAGTATCAGGTGTTAGTAGCCCTTTGCAATAGTCAGAAATTATGACTATATCATAATCCTCAGAATTCATCACTTTAATATTATAGTCTATCAAAGAAGAGACAGAATCTCCTATATCTTCTCGTAGTAGTTGTTGATTAGATTTTATATCTATAAATCTTCTTTTAATAATTTTAGAAGTATTAGTTATCAAATCTATTTTAGATATGTTAAAAGCTTTAACATTATTTTTAACATTAGCAGCCATGCCTTCTACAGTATTCAGTTCTTTAAACTGTATAACAGGCACAGGAGCCTCTGGAGATATTCTAGTTACAGAACCTAGTCTATACTCGTCTAGACAAGATTCACCTATTATTAATATTTTTAATGATGTTAGTTGTTGAGTATCTAGTGTCTCGTTCATAAAATATAACTTTCTTTACAAAATCTTCGCCTACAATATTTTTATACTTATATTCTTCTCCAATGACTAGTAAGTCTGCATTATAAGTATCAAATATAGAACATAAATCTTCATCAGAATCAAAAGATATTACTGATGTTACAGGTTTTAAAGCGCTTATAATTTTAGATCTAATGGCTAAAGTGTTTATAGGCCTGCAAAGACCTTTATTTTTTCTTACTCTATCATCGCTGTCTAGACACACTATTAACCTATCTCCTAATGTAGAAGCATAATTAAATAAATCTATATGACCAGGATGTAGTATATCATAACATCCATTAGTGAAAACTGTTATCAATATAAAATCCGTAAGCTTTATAGTTAATTGTTAACTCTGTATTACTAGGTATAGTATTTTTAGTAATTATTAAATCATTTTCTGAATCATAATTAAGATTAGGAGAATAAGAATGATTAATATAAAACCTAAAATCTATTGAATTATAGCCTTTAGAAGGTATATTCATACCGCTATTAGTTATTTTAAATGTTTTTTTATAGGTAGAAAGAATATTATCATCTAATTTTTTTAATATAAAATTATCTAATTTTTCCCATGCTATAGGAGAAAAAATAACTATATTTTTTGGTATATCTTTCAGAGCAAAAACACCCACACCATGAATAGGTGAAGGTGCTAAGTTACAAAAGACATTGTTAAATGCTTCTAAAGTTAAGTATGAGTTACTCATTTACATGATTATTTCTATAGAAGCTTCTTGATTAGCTATATCTTTAATTTTTGCCATGTGTACGTCTTCTATATAAGAATGTTCACTAACTAAATTCATTTGTTCTGCTAAACTAATAATCATATCTGCGTAGTGTTGAGCTTTATCAACTGAGTCTTGATCTGCAGCTCCCATAGCTATGATTTGTTTTTCTCTTTTAAAAAACAAGTCATGTAGCATAGCAGCCTCTACTACTAGATGAATCATATCTGTTTTATTAGTAATATCAGAGTACAACTCTTGAGCGCTCGGACATATATCAAAATGTTTAGTTACATATTCTCCAACCTGTACAGATTCATTTTCTGTATGCTCTTTAGTATTTTCATAATCTAAAGCAACACTTGAAGATTCCATGTGTACTAAATAGTCTCTAGAACTATTCATATATGCTGAACAAACAGCTAGCTTATTAGTCCACCAAGTAGGTAAAGATGCTTCTGAATTAGAGGGTAAAGCAGCTAATATTTCTTGAGAATCTTCAATAATCATATCACACATTCTTCGAGAGGAAGATACATCTGTATGCCCATTTTTATTTATTTTCATTTTCTAGGACCTCCTTTTTTAGGGGACTTTTTAGAACCCCCTGCTCCTGCCCATAGTTTTTTTCTTGCCCAATAGTTAGCAGAAAATTTATCATCTTTAGTAAGTCTTCCTGATTTATCTTTAATTCCTGCACTTCTTTGAAGATAGTTCTTTCTAGCTTCTTCAGAATAATTATGTCCATAGTCTTTATGACCGAATCTTACTACTTTTATTTCATCACCTTTTTTTGCTAGTACAACCTGTTTGTGTTTTGAAGAAGAGGTATTTCTTTTAGGTTTGTTAAACCCTGGATAGCTTTCCCCTCTGTATTCTATTTTTCCACTAGGCAGCCTTCTAGCATCTTTTGCTTTTGCCATAATTATCTCCTTATTTTAACACATATTAACCTAGCCAGCAAAGTAATTATTACTTTTCTAAATGTTTTATTCGTGTCTCCATATCATCTATTTTTTTTATAAGACCAGCAGGAAGCTTAGTTCTCCAAGCTTCTTTTGGTTGTTGTAACCAACTCCATCCTAATTTAACTATCAAGATATCTAATATTATATCTATTTTTGAATAACACCATAGCCCTAACCTAGTAGTACTAATATAGGCTACAAATATAGCACCAAAAATACTTCCTGCTAAAGCAGTATATAACCATAATCTGTCTGAAGACATACGTTCAATCATATCCCACATAAATATTTATTCACTTTTCCATATAGTCCATATACCCCAAGCAATAGCTGCATAGGCTACTAAGTCTATAGGCATCATAAGCATAACTATTCCGGTAGCTATTAAAGCAGCGCCATCCCATGAAGTTCTTTCTTTTAGTTTTGACTTTATCCACGATAATGTTCTAGTAATCATTATGATTCTCCTTTATTTTTTAGACTTTCTTCTTTTTCCAGAAGACGTCACAGACCATTTTACTTTTTTACGGCCTTTTTTCTTAGAAGCTTCTTGTTTTGTTATTCTAGAAGCTACTGCTTTAGGTCTACAAGCAGGATATTTTCTCTTATCTTTTTTTCCTGAACGACCACAAGGTTTACCTGTTTTAACATCTACCCATTCTTCTGAAAACCATTTACCTAATCCGCCCTTAGCCACTTTTTTTTCTCACTTTATTAGTAGGTGCACCTTTCCACTTACCGCCCTTAGATTTATACCATTTTGCGGCCCACGCATTAGCATATGCTGAAGGATAAACATTAAATTTCTTTTTTGCCTCTGTCTTAGCTCGTGACCATAGGCTTGGATTAGTTGGTTTTGATGCCATGTATTGTTCCTCTTTAAACGGGTTGTATATAATAACCCTTTCTTATATTAGATAAATGGCCATCTGCTTTATATAAAAAAGTATCAGAATGTAGATTGCCTATAAACTTTAAGTGATGGTACTCAGAATAATCTTTACCTTCCCATACAGGTATTATTTTTGTTCCTATTGGTAAGTCCCATATGTGGTCATTACCACTTCTTAAATGTATTTCAATTATATTATTACCTTTAGTCTCAATATTTAAATACTTTTCTGTATTTATATTATGTACCCAGTCGGGAAGAATAAAAGAATTATTAATAACTTCCCACTGCTTAAAGGTGACTAAATTATCTTCTGACTCATGAATACCTATCATAGTACTAAAAGGTTCCCACTTATCGTTATGTTTGATAAAATCTATACTTTGATGAACACCTTCTAGCCATTCACACCAGAAATAACCAGGAGGTATATATTTGTGCGCTATCATATCTTTTGAATGTAAATCAGGGTCTAAATATTTTTTATGCGCTCCAATTCCCATACCATAAAGATTATATATGGGTCTTATTATATACATACCTTTTTTAGATATAGGAACTCCTGCGGGCCCACAACTATATCCCAGTTTTAAACTAATATCTAGTTTATTAAATACCCACCTAAGCTCAGGATAAGCTTGCCACGCTTGAAAGTCTTCTTCAACCATTTATAATATATAAATTTACTTCTTGGCTTTCATTTTTTTAAGTATAGCTTTTTGAAGTGCTGGGGGAAGCTTTTTTTGAGCAGCAGTAAGTCCTTTTTTTGCTGTATCTTTTTTTGTTGGTTTCTTACCTGCTGTATATTTAGGGGCTTTTGTTTTCATTTTAGGCATATTACTTTCTCCTTTTTTTACCTTTATAACCGTTTGCATACGCGGCTCTAGCTTGCTTAGTTGCAGCTTTTTTAGTTTTGTAAACTTTTCCAGTGGTTCCCCACTTATAGCCACCTTTTACTTTTTTTACGGGCATAAAAATCTCCTTAAATAGAGTACGCTTCCCCTGGATTATCAGGCCAAAAGCTCTTTTCACTAGAAGAGCATTTACAGCTTATGCATACATCATTTTTACATTCAGAACAATCAGGAGAATAACAGTGGCATCTATGCCCACAAGACTTACAATATCTTTCTTTACTTATCATTGATCTTCTCCTGTATAAAAATAGCTATCGTATATACCATTAAACGCTGCATACATTTTAGGAGTTATTTGAGGGTAGTCTCTTTGAGCCTTTTTAATGCTAACTATTAACGACCTCTCTCGGGGCAATAGACTCAAGGCTTCCAGCTCTAAAAGCTTTTTTAATGGGATACGACGTTTCTTCTGCATATAAATATCTCATAATTTCTTTGACTAAAGGACTTCTTACAACGTGATCACTAGTAAAAGTAAGAAAAGCTACTAAGTCTGAGGGACTTAGTTTTGACGATGCCCAGTTTAGTCCATTTTCTCTAGTAGGTAAATCTGACTGTAATAAGTCTCCTGTTACGCAACACTTAATATTTCTACCAAACCTAGTTAAAAACATACTCATTTGTTTTTGAGTAGTATTCTGAGCTTCGTCAAGTATTATAAAAGAGTTAGAAAACGTTCTTCCTCTCATATAAGCTAAAGGAACTGCCTCTATTACGTTATTAGCAATCATCTTTTTTATTTCTTTAGAGTTATAAATCTCAGATAATACCCCTACTATAGGGTCCATAAAAGGATTTATTTTTTCTTCTAAAGTTCCTGGCAAAAAACCTATATCTTCTGTAGCTACAACAGGTCTTGTTATAATAATTTTTTCAATAAGACCTCTTTCTAAAAAATTTAAAGCTGAGTTACACGCTACATAAGTTTTTCCGGTTCCAGCGGCGCCTGTTAAAAATAATAAGTCGTATTTTTCTATTAGACGATAGTATTCTTGTTGTTTTGAAGAGTTCTTAATATTCAATTCCTTTCTGTTGAGTATAAAAAGATCTGACTCTGTATTTAAGCTCAGGTATAAAATTTACTACTTTACCTGTAAAACATTGAGATTCTTTTTCATCTACCCCAATAACTATTGAAAAATTATTTATAGCAGTATTAAATAAGTAATTATGTGCAACAGCATATGCAGTAGCTTGTATATAGTAGTTTTTTATTTGAGAGGTGTACTTTTTCTTTTTTGAAGTTTTAAAATCTATTATAGATAATACGCCATTCCATAATCCAATACCATCTACTCTTCCTGCAAATTTTAGTTTAGGATGCCATAAAGGTATTTCTTGGGCATAAGGAGTAAAATTATTTCTATCACACTCTTTTATAATGTCTCTAGCAGGTTGTTTAATTTTTCTTGGCTCTTTGGAAAGTCCAGAAGATACAAACCAATCGCTAAAAACTCTATCTTCTTGTAAATAGTACTGTTCTATATAGTCATGTACCGCAGTACCTCTATCAGTAGCTTCTTTAGATATCCTATTAGCTTCTTCTTCTCCTACTCTTTCTCTCCACTTATGTAAAAAAGAATTATTTGAGGTAGCTCCTAAAATAGTAGTTATGCTAGGATACTCCCCATCTGGAGTTTTATATACTCTTCCAGATTCTTTATCTATATTATACGCTTCTAAACACTTTTCATAGTTAAACAATTTTAAAACTTTCTCGTAATGTATTAGGTTTTTCTCGTAAGAAATTATCTTCTTTAAGCTCTGTCATCCATTGTTGCCATAGTTTTTGAGCCTTAGTTACGTCTTCGTCTGATTTAGCAGGTAAATCAATGTCATTTATAGTGCTCAAAAATGCTGAAGCTAAAAACAAATTAGCTGAACCAATCTCTCTAGACTCTAGCTCTTCCTCAGTAGCTTTAATAGGTCTAGGCTCTACTAATTCTAAATTACTTTCTTGAATATCCATGTTATCTTCATTGTAAACATCCATAGGAGGACTAGATAGCAGATATTTTAATAATTCTTTTTCTTTTTCTTTAGTCATTGTGTTTGATTAATTATTCCTATAATAGTATAAATAAATCCTGAAACTGCTAATACAAAAGACCCTATAAACATCAGAGTTTTTAAACTTACTTTACTAGCTGATACGGTATTATGAAGTTCTTGTATTCTTTTATTACTTTGCTCTATGCTTGTATTTAGAGCTGCTAAAGACTGACTAATATGAATATAACGTTCAGCACATACGGCTTCATGAGTTTCTAAATCACTTTTTGTTTTTTGTGACCTTTCGTGTAGCCAATTTATATTTTTTTTAACATCATCACTTAAACTGGTTTCTTCTATCATTTTTTATTGTATCAAACGCTTGTTATGTTAGTCAATCTTAAATTTTTATTTTTCCCACCTATAAAAGTGATGATCTTCTATAGTAACCGTTTTTGATAGGTGTCTACTCCAATAAGGTTTGACTTTTTTACTATGATAATGCGTTGAGTTGTTTGTTACGTCTGATATTTGCCCTAAAATTAACGCCTTAGCTAGTTTAAAAGAAAATTCTTTTACTTCTTTGTTTAACATAGTATCTTTTATACCATCACAATACCAACTAAATTGGCATTTGTTAAGTATTATATTATTATTTTTGTCTTTTTTGGCTTGAGTTACTACCTTACACACTGAGTTTGGAAATCTACTATCTTTTACTCTATTTATGGTTACATTTCCTACAGCTATTTGACCTCTTACTGATTGGTTACGAGACTCAAAGTAAATATTTTTTGCCAAGCATTCTATTTCTTTACTTGTATCCGCTAATGCACTTTTTGCACCAAGTAATAATAAAAAAATAGTTATTGATTTTATCATACACTACTCCCCTTATGTTAATAAAAAACAGCCGCAAGAGTGGCCTGCAGCTGATTTTATTTGTACTTATACTAAGTATTTTTTGTATTTTTAAACCAGTAGGGCTCGGAGTGTCGATTTGTCCATGAGTATTCTACTTGTAGCTTCCTGAGCATTTCATTTAAGTCTTGACATTCATTAATAATTTTGATACACTCGTTAGTAAATATGGTAAACATATTATTGGAATAACTCCCTACTCCCCCGTAAGCCTCTTCGGGCTTAGTGTATAAATACTTTTTATAAAAGGTTGGATTATTCATCTTTAACAAAAGCGGTTTAACTAGCTTTACAACATCTTCTACAGAGGTAAAAGAGCTAGTTAATAGTGTTTTTAAAGAGTTAAAGTCTTGTTGATACTTATTCATTATATTATTAACCTACTTGGTTTTGAGTTTTTCCAGAATTCAGATTCTTTATAGTAACGAGTGTTTTCTAAAGAATCTAAAAAGTTATTTATTTCACGAGCCTTACGCTTCCAAAGTTTTTCTTTTAAAGGAGAACTTAATGCTTCGTCTCTTAAGAGGTTCATCTCAGAGAGTGCTTCATTAGGATTCCACTTTACTACGGATAGACAACGGCTCAATTCATTCTGATAATCTTTCATATTATTTGCTTACCTGTTGTTATAAATTAATATTAGCATGAAAAATTATAAATGGCAAGAATAAAATTAAATCAAAATATGTCTACTCTTAAAAAGTGTCAGACTAATAGGAGAAACAAGTTGAAGAAGGTTACAGGATATTTTAACAAATTTAATAAAACCTATGTGCAACGAGAACTGCTCACACTGCAAGATTTAGGAATTAATACAGAAAGTGTAAACAGTGCGGACCTCTCAAAAAATATTACAACACCTATGTTTGTGGTAACTAAAAATAATGGAATTATATCCAAACTTATAGGTAAATATTCTGCAGGTCACTTATCTTCCTGGATACAAAACTATATAAAGGTAAATTAATGAAAATAAGTATAAAAAAATATAATAATGACGTCTCTAAAGCATATAAAATTATGATGAGAAAATTAAATGCTGATGGATTTTATACAGATGCTAAAAGACAAAGTTACTATATTTCTAAATCTGAAAAGCTTAGAGAAGCTAAAAAAGCTGGTAAAGCTAGATACAGAAAAGCAGAAGCTAAAAGACAAGCGCTAATGCAAAAGTTAGAAAGAAAAGCAGGCTACACAAAGAAGCAAAAAAATACACCAAACTCCAAATCTTAAATTTAAATTTTTGTTGCTAACTACTATTTTTAGTGTTAATATTAACTATATAATAAAAAAGAGAGTAACGCATGAATACTGAAAAAGATAAAATTATTAATGAAGCTGTAGAAAAACTCCATAATAATCCTTTAAAGTTTGTACCTTATAGACGACCTAGCCGGTTTAATAGGCTTAGAAACTATAATGCTAGAATTACCAATAAAGAAAAAGGAAGTACTAGTATAGTTTCTTTATAGGAGAATATAATGAATCCTAAAAATGGAGTAATACCTCATGCACTATCTAAGTCATGGAAAAAGAAACTAAAACAGCTGTCTAATAAGAAGATAAGACAAAAAATAAATAAGGAATTAAGAGGTCACTAACTGCGATATCTCTATCGTATTAAACCTCTTTTTTGTAATCGTTGATACAAGTCAACACATGGACAGGACCGCGGGGCAGTACCGCGCAGCTCCACCATAAACACACTAAGTACGTTTAGGCGTCAGTAAGTCTTGTAGGATCGCAACCTTGAGCAACAGTGTGTTTTTGATGGGGCTGAACTAGGATCGACTGACGTGAAGAGATGAGAGTAGATTACCGTGTTGGCCTACGATATTCAGCCAAACTTTACAAATGCAAACGATAACTTTGCACCATCTAATTACGCACTAGCTGCATAATTAAGGGGGCTGGTCACTTGCCTAGCAACAGAAAAAGTGACACTCATTATTTTGAATA